CCGATTATGTAACTTCAAGTATAGGAGAAGTAGCATTTTTATTATGGCATCAGATTTATCCAGATGATTTAACCTTTAAGCCATTTGTAGGTTGTGTTTATCACAATCCTCATGTCAATTGGGGAGAGATAATAAATTCTTATTGGCTAGGAGAGAAAATACCTTCCTGTGAGCTATCGGAGTGTATAGTGGTAGCCAAGAGAATGCTAGATAAGGGCGAGATAAACAAAAAGTGGTACAGAGAAATGAGAGAAGCGATAGAAGATATTAGGGAAGATTATGTCTTTCCAGTTGTTTAAAATGTTATTTAAAATGGTATAATATATAGAGATGTTTGAGGATTTTAAATGGTATAAATACTTAAAGGGACACCCAACAGCATGGGAAGGTCATATCCTCTATATTTACAATCAAATACCTATATGGAAGCCTAAGGTTATTGTAGAGTTAGGAGTTTATTATGGACACTCACTTGCAACAATGGCAGAGAGTTGTTTAGATCATAAACTAGATACTAAATTGTATGGTATAGACCATTTTATGGGAGACGAACATAGTGGGAAGTTTGGAACGGAAGTAGAAGATGTAGCAACGGAATGTTTATCCCAATATCCGAATGTAACTTTGATTAAGAAGTCTTTTAACAGGGCATTAGAGGACTGGGATAAGCCAATTGATTTACTTCATATAGATGGAAGACATTTCTATGAGGACATTAAAGAAGACTTCGAGGGTTGGAGTAAGTTTGTGCCTAAAGGTGGGCATATAATTTTACATGATACTCAAGAGACTGGAAGGGGTTTTGGTATAAAGAGATACTTTGAAGAACTTAAAGAACAATACCCTGACTGGGATTTTAGTGAGAGGAAAGAGTCCCACGGGTTAGGTATAGTTACAAAGAAAACATAATTAAGAATTAAAGAGTAAAAATGAGATACTATGTTTACAATCATCATGGTTTTTGGCAATGGGGTATTCCTGATAACGAACTAATGGAGAGAGATGTAGTTTTTATGTGGTCGGATTTTCCATTTAGAAATGAGGTGAAGACATTACAATCTATGGGTAAAAAGGTGATAGTTTATGAACATGGTTTTGGTGCATTGTTTGATTATGAGCTAAACAATAGGGATTTTATTGCTGATGGATATTTAGCACTAGGAGATGAGAGTAGGGATTCTTTGGTAAGAGCTGGGGTTGATCCTAACAAGATTTTGGTAACAGGAAATCCTATATATGATGACATTAAAAAGAGTAAACATACAGGTAATAAAGCTTTATATGTGGCACTACATTGGTTTAGGGATGTTCAGGAGTACAATCAGATAGTATTTAACCAGTTAAGAGAAGCATACCCACAGTTTGATTGGACAGTTAAACTAACTGATAAAACTGGTGACATATCAGCACCAAAGAAGTGGGTTTCTAAAGTAGAAGGTAACATTTTAAAAGATATAAAAGAGAAGTTGCCCGAATATGACATGGTGTTTACACCGTTTCCCTCAACTTTTGAGAGCTTTGCTAGGCTTATGGGAATACCTGTTTATGTAGTTGATGAAGAGGAGACTTACAGAGAGCCAGGAGACCCTGTTAGAATGCCAATAAATAACACATACCTGAAGATAGGAGATAAATTGCCTAAACAGAAACCTATTGATATGGGTAAATATATAAAAAGACCTAGTTTAAGTTTAGATTTAATTTTAGATTGGACTAAAACACTATGAGCGAAGATGTAAGTAAGCCATATACAACAATCACATTAGAGAGTAAGAAGAATTATGAAGAGGGTTGGGAGAGAATATTTGGGAGAAAGAGAAAACTAAAAGCACAGTTGCACCAGATAAACAACCAGAGGCACAAGATAATAAACGGTATACAATCTAAAGGTGGTAGAACTGAGGCTAGAGAAGCAGAGTTGTTATCTCTTAAAAAGAAGAGAGAGAAAATCTTAAGAGAGCTAGATAAGCTAAAATAATGGTATAATAGTATATCATGGAAAACGATATTAAAAACGATAAAGACCACTTAGATGGACACAGGGTAATGTTTACTTCCGAATATCAACCCAGTCCAGAAGCAAAGAGTAAGGGCTGGGAGAGAAGAAGAATGGCAAGAGAAATGATGGATATTTATGATAAATATCAGCACATGAGCTATAAAGAGTTTCTAGATATTAAGGAAGATATAAAAAATAATCCACAGAATTATACCGTCTTAGAAGTAGATATGTTTAGATATGCAAAAAACCCAAAGTTTATATTGGATAGGATAAACAAACATATAAGCAATGCACCTCAGCAGTTAGATGTTGATATGGGAGGAAATATAATCATTAACATAAAAGAGGGAATAGCAAAAGATGACAGACCTAAATCTTGAGTTTAATTACCCAGAGTTTATACTTCCAGCAATAAATAGTGATAAACATTTTGTAGTAGTACCTGCTGCAAGACAAGTTGGAAAGACATACAATTTTGCACAGTGGATCATAAGAGAAACAATGAGATTAAATTGTCCTTCTTTATGGGTAGATACCGTTCATACTAACATTGATAAGTATATAGAAAGATACTTCAAACCCTTACTTAGACCTATCTCCTCGTACTGTGATTGGAATGCTCAAAAGAAGATACTTAAATTGCCTCGTGGATACATAGACTTTGGTTCGGCACAAAAGCCAGAGAACCTAGAGGGATTTAACTATAAGAGGGCTGTATTAAATGAGGCTGGACACATATTGAAGAAAGATTCTTTGTGGCACAATACTATAATGCCTATGATAAAAGCAGAGGACAACCAAACAAGGATTATAGGAACCCCTAAAGGACAAAACCTCTTTTATGAGTTGTTTCTAAGAGGATTGTCTGATGACCCTGAGTATGACAGTTTCCAGTACACCGTTTATGACTCTCCATATTGGAGTGCTAAACAGATAGAAGATGTTAGAAAGAAGACACCAGAGCTAATTTGGAAGCAGGAATATATGGCAAGTTTTGAAGCCTTTGCAGGTATGATATATCCAGACTTTAAGGAGGAGATACATTGTAAGCCAAGTCCTGAGAGAAAAGTTACTGACATATTTTTTGTGTCATTAGACCCTGGGTGGGAACATCCTACTGCTTGTATATTAGCTAAAGAAGATTTAGAGGGAAACTTGTTTGTTATTGATGAGTTTAGAGAGAGCCATTTACATGTCGGAGACATATCAAGATATTTACAATCAATGTTAGTTAGAAATGGTCTTAAAGAAGAGGATATAGAAATGTTCATTATAGACCCGTCGGGAAGAAAAACAGACCAAACTAGTGGACAGAGTATATTATTCCAATTACAAGAAGAGGGCTGGGGGTTTGTTCCTGCCAATAATGATCTTATGCCTGGTATAAGCAGAGTAACTAGAATGATTAGAGAGAACAGGTTGTTTATTGACAAGAATAGATGTCCTTTGCTTGTGGAAGAGATAAAGAATTATCATTGGAAGGAGTTTAATGATGGAAGCTATGGAATGAACCCAACACCTTACAAGATAGGGGATGACCTAGTAGATACGGTTAGATATCTTTGTATGGCAAGACCAGACTACTTTGAACACCCTAAAGTTAACATATATGGAGAACTGGAAAAAGAGGAAGATGATGAAGAGGTTGATGTTAATGATTCAATAGACAATTTAATGTCAGGGGACAGTTTTATCTAATATGTTATAATTGTATATATGGAAACAACAGTCATAGTTTTGTGTATTTTACTTGGTATAGCAGTAGTAGCTCTTGGAGTTATAGCCTCCTTGCAGATAATAACAGGCTCTAGTGAGAGAAAAGAGTTACAAAAATTACTTAAAGCAAGGGATTTACCAGAGTTTACTACTTATGGAGAGAAGCCCGAAGAAGAAGAGATAGAAGATACTAGTAATCTGGTGGATTTAGAAAACATGGATACAGTTATTCAAGAGGCAATGGAAAAGACTTTTAATAATAAGAAATAAAGAACGAGGAGTATTAATCTAGTTTAGAATACAAATGGTAAGCACAGCTCAGGATTACGAGGAGAGTGGTCGTAAGAAGAAATACGACAGAGAATATTGGTTATCCTACACTAAGGAGAAGTTTGATGAGAGTAGAAACTGGAGGGGCACTAATGTTGAACTTCAGTGGTTTGTCAATTACATGTATTACAAGGGATACCAGAACCTCAAGTATGACAAAGTAACAGGGACATTTATAAAAGATGTTAGAAATCCGTTAACCTTTTACATCAATCACACCTATATGGTTTGTAGGGCTGTTAGAAACGCAGTCATGAAGGCTAATCCAACTTGGGATGTAGACGCCTTGCCGTATGGAGAACTAGATAGTGATACTTCAAGAATATTAGGGGAGTATTTAGCTTTTCAATATGATAAGCTTAACTTAGAAGAGAAGGCTAACAAGGCTTTGCTTTATGGACTGCTTTATGGATTAGGGATATTCCAGTATGGGTATGATGACAGGCTAGACAACGGAGAGGGTAATGCTTGGATAGAAACGCTAGACCCGTTTGATACTTACATTGACCCGTATTGTACTAGCATAGAGGATGCTAGGTATGTGATAAAGGTTATGAGTAAGCCTTATGAGTTGTTAGTTGACAACCCTAATTATGATAAAAAGGCGGTAGAGAACTTAACAACAACTTCTACTTTAAGCGAGAGTGATTATAAGAACCTAATACTTAACAATGAGAACAATATCAGCAATACCAGTAAGAATGTGATATTACACGAGGGCTGGTTTGTAACTAAAGAGGGGATAAGAGTAATAACTACAAGCCCACAGAGTAATGAGATTTTAAGGAATGAGTTAACAACCTTTAAGAAGTTGCCTTTTGAGATTTATCAGCCTGATATCAATGTAGGTAGTATTTATGGCGAGGGTTGGGTAAAAAACATTGTACCACTCAATAAAGCAGCTAACTATTTAGAGACTTCAAGGCTTGAGTATAATATTCTTATTAACAAAGGAAGATTACTTATCCCTAAGGGTGCTGGAGTAAAGAGTGTTACTAATCAGAACGGAGAAAAGATTTACTATAAGGCAGGGTTCAAACCAGAGTTTCTGCCTACACCCCCAATGGGAAGTGATGTGGATAGACAAATAAACGCACTAGGGGCGTACATACAACTGATAGGTGCTGCAAATGAAGCCTTTATAGGACAAACACCAACAGGGGTAAAAAGTGGTATTGCTATTGAGACCCTGATTGCTTCTAACTTTAACCAGTTATCAGACTTAGTCAATAATCTAGCTAATACTTTGGCAAAACTAGGAGAAGACATACTACAATTAGGATACGAGTATCAGTTACTTACAAAGCCATTTAGAGCTTCAAGTGGGGAGTATTACGGAATATTGGGTGGTGGACTAGAGCCAAAGGATATGGAAAGACTCATAAAGGTTGTAAGCATACCAGCAAACCCAGAAGTTAAAGTAAAGATAACAAGTGGAGTAGCACATACCAAAGAAGCAAAGAGAGATATTCTAATGACTTTAAGAGCGGGTGGAGATGTTAGCAGACAGACCCTACTAGAAAACTTGGGTATTGACCCTAAGGTAGAGCAAGAAAGAATAGTACAAGAGCAGACACCACAGGGATTACCACAAGGAATGCCAGAAGGATTAGAAGGAATAGACCCTAACGCACCATTACCAGAAGGAATAGAGTTACAGGTGTAGGTGTTACGAATGTGTTATAATTAAGTAAGAGATTGTCTTTAGTATGCAGCAGGTCCATCCTCGGCCTGTTGCACAGTAGAGATAATCTACTAGCTCTTTATAAATAAATTGTAAAAACCCGTACGACACAGAAGTCGTTAAAATGTGGGTAAGATTATGGAGGACACAAACTCTATTGCTGTAAACACAACGGATGCTTCCGTTACAGAATCAGCACCTGTAGAACAAGCAACTGAAGATACTTCTATTGAGTCGCCAGAGAAGGCGTTAATCTCCGAAGAGGTAGAACAGGGTACTGAAGCTAAACCAGAGACTAAGGTAATCCCCTACGAGAGATTTGCTGAGGTCAATGAGAAAGCGAAGAAGTACGAAGCAGAATTAGCAGAACTAAAAAGGCAACAGGAGGAAAACCAGAGACTTGCCACAATGTCTCCTGATGAACTAGCTCAACAGCAACAATTAGAAGTTGCTAAGGAGACCTTAAAAAAGTTGGGCTTTGTTACAAAGGAAGAGCAAGAAAGGATTTTGCAGGAAGAGAAAGCAGCAAATATGTTTATATCAGAATGCAATCGTTTGGAGGGTAAGTATGATGGGAAAGATGGTATGCCTAAGTTTGTTGCAACCGAGATTGCCGCATACATGGACGAACTCGCGCAGCAAGGGCAGTATGTATCTGATCCTGAGACGGCTTACAAATTGAAGTACTTAGATCAGATAGCAGAGGCAAAGGCAAAGCAACAGAGAAGTTCTACATATTCTGAGAAGCAGCAGGGAGGAATGAATCAGGTAGATGATACCAGAAGTTCAGAACTTGAAGCTGCTGCAAAAACAAGAGACTTTGTACAGTTTCTTAAAAAGCATGCACCAATGCCAAAGTCTTAACTTTTAGGCGTTGTAAAGACATTGGGAAGGCGTAAATAGTCGCTGTGCTTTTAGGACTGTTGGGTCTTTGTTATTGAGGACTTTTAATTATTAGAATTACTAAAATGGCTGTATATCAGACATACGACGCAAAAACAAATCATGAAGATTTGACTGACGTCTTAACAAAAATTGGTGATATGACTACACCTGTGTACTCAAAGCTCAGGAAAGTAGCTGCAAAGAATACTATTCATGAGTGGAGTACCTATACTCATGATGCTGCTGCAGACAATGCACAGGTTGAAGGAGCAACATTCCAATATGGAGCATTAACTGCACCTAGCAGATTAACAAACTATACTCAGATTTTTGAGAAGACATTCCAAGTGTCTAACACTCAACAGGCAGTAGATCCTGCAGGAATGGAA